GCAGTCAAATCAATCAGTATACGATTGCGTTCATAATCTTCACGTACACGATGTTCAACATCATTATGGTCAGACCAACGCTGTAACATTAGATTGTTCCAAGAAAATCCCTGCTTCACTCTATCAGAGTATGCTTCAACTAGTCCAACTTTATTCTTGCTACCTTTCTCACGTACACCGGGATAAGCACTGAATACATTGTCAGTGCCGTCACCACGCATACATTTTTTGAATAGCAAATATTGTGGATCTTCTAGTAGTTTGGGTTCTTTAGTTTTTTTATCAATGACGGGCTTGCCGTTTTCTTTCAAGAAACCATTGATAGTGATAAGTTCGTTAGTGATTCCATTATATCTTACCACTCGCTCAGTTATGAGTTGGTCGTAATCCGTGTCGCTTGAGATGATAAAATGTTCATCCATGGGATGTAAATGCACAAATCTTGCGATGATATCATCCGCCTCAGCCTCTGGATGACGAAGGACACTAGTGTTGGTCTTCTCACGCATATGCGTTGTGAAGGCCTCATACGTTTGCCAAAACATTTTATTTTCTTCAATCTCTGCTTCTGTTTGTGATAGTGTATCAACGATGCGATTTTTCTTATATGGCTCGTAGAATGATTTACGCCAGCTTTTACCCTCGAGGCAGACCACTACGTGATCCACATTAAACTTACGAACGATTTGATTAATACTTGCTAAAGTCAAGTGCAAGGCCATTCCAACCTTCTCATCCAGATCAGTATTGCGTGATGCAACATGCCGGGCCCTGAAGAAAATGTTAGCTGTATCCAGTAGTGCGTATTTCATGTTAGTAAAGTCTGTTAAGTTGTGTCTATTATATACTACTATTTAGTTTTTGTCAAAGGTGCAGTTGCCCGTTTTTATTACGGGCAACCTCACAATTATTTACGTTTTCTGCTAACCTTCACTTCCTCTAGAAAGTAATCAGGATTAGAATTGATGTTATCAAACAAGTTGGGATGATTGATTGTATATGGAAGAAACTTTGATTTAACCTTTCTGATTGTATCATACGGGTTATTAACAATTCTATCAGCAACCATGTCTTCCAAATCTTTCAAGTTAATACCCCATTTAGGATCTAACCATTCAAGTTTTTCGTTACTGAGTTCCAATCTATGTTCAGACCATTGCTTTTTGACATATCGTTCTAATGCTTTAATTTGATGAATATCACCATAGTAAAGATTAATGAACTGTTGAGCCGCCGCCGCATGATTAGAATATTCTAACAAACGGTCGACAGGTTGATCCCTGAGTGTGATACCATAGCCAAGCACAAGAGTTTGTGCTTGAACTATGTTATAGAACCACCCGTAATTAGATAGTGTAGTTTCCGACATTCTGACGAATATTCAAAGGAAGACTATCGTAAATGTCGTGACGAACACCGGGAGATGGTTCGTATGTGAACATACTTACGTCAGTAGGAACTAGATGACTACCGCCTAACTTCTTGTACATTTTCAGTACAAGCGCCAAAGCACAGTTGAATGGGGGAGCCTTAGTATCCTTGCCTTGAATCTTCATCCAAGTTTTGTACGATTCAGTAGTAATACTACGCAACTCAGGAAAATCAACAAAGAATGTTTTAACGATAGCATGAATATCGTTCATAAATGTTTCAAACGCTTTGCCCTTCATTGGAACATTGCCATTCAACAAACCAATGTACAGATTTCCATAGAAACCAAAAGCCGCTGAATCCACCTCGTTACCATGCCAGTACTTGTTGTTCATTGAAATGATGAATTTAAATTCATCCATGTCATTATCACTATAACTAGACAGTGCTTTGATGTGAGTCAATGTACCTGCACGACCTGCATGTGCGTGATTGGGTGCCATTGGAATAGTATCTTCACTTTCGCAATGAGATTGTTTCGTTGCGGCAAGTTTATACTTGTCGTTAGGACCATTATCACCATACAAACGATAGCTACGCACGTGAACACGATGATAGTCGAATTCATCCCAAGGCTTAGAACCTTCACCGTTACGATAGAGACCAGCCAACAAAGCAAAACTTTCTTGGTCAGTATCTACTACCCAGCATGGGTATTCAAAGTCAAGCCAATCTTTAGGAACGTTATCCCAAATACCTTCTTTTGCAAATGATCCAACCACGCTTAATGTGTGCATACTATCGATAACCAATAGTTGATTAGTACCCTTCAAGCGCACGATAAAGATAGGACTGAGTAAGCGAGGATCAAACCCACCACTAATCTTAGCGCAATGTGGCTTATCTAACAGACGTTGAACTTCCTCAGGGATAATAAGAGAACGCAGTTTGTGATTCTCAAATTTAGGAATGTCCTCAATCTTAAATTGAATGTTGTTTGCCTTCAAAAACGCAATGACGTTTTGAAACTTCTTGTAACCCGAAAGTTCAGAAGTCAAATCTTCGACGGATTTATTGATTAGTTGCTTTTTAGTTTTTGATAAGACATTATCTAGTTTACTAATGTCTACCTTTTGACGGTTTGCCCGCCATACTAGTTTTGTTTTCCCGGATGCAAGCGCAGATACTACCGCGGCAGCTTGACCATTCAATGCTACTACGGAAGTTTTCTTAGCGGTTGCTTTTGCTGTTGTCTTTTCGACGGTCGCTTTTGCTGTTGCCATTTTAGTTTCCTTTAAATTGTAAAATATTGATGAACATTATTGCTCATCAATACGTGTATTATACACTAGGATACTATTAAATGTCAACTTTTTGGGTAAATTAGCTTACCTCAGTGCGGCCATCACCGAGATCCTTAGCACGGACCACACGCATTTCACTAGCCATTGTACGATTCTCAGGATCGGCCTGCTGTTGCTCATAGAGTTCTAGTGCAACATTGCGACATACTGTTTGAAACCAACGTTCAACAATTATTGTATCGTTGTCATCATCACGGATCTTAAATCCAGCTTTGATTAAGTTCAATACAAATTTGTCATTCCAATCTAATTCAAATGCACCTGTGTTAATATCGTATGGATCTAATTCCATTTTGAGAATATTAACATACGGCATTCCTTCTCTAGTTGCCTTCTCTTTATCAGATAGAACACTATCTTCTTTTTTCTTCTTAGGCTGACGAGGTTTCTTTTCCTGTACAGGCTTTACCGGTTCTGGCTTTTTGAATAAGTTCTTTATTTTGTCAAACATTTATATCTCTCTAATAATTTAAAGCTGGCAAGATTTTTTGCCTTCGATTCACACATCATATCAAATTTATCAATGAATGTCAATGCCCAATCGTTCACTGCTTCGTTCCAATAGTAATCACTATGTGCCCGAAGTTTCTGTTTACTGTATCCCGATTCAATCAGCGCACCATGATTGGGTAACTGTGATCCGGAATGCCCAACAAGTACATCTTCACGGCTGACGGAGTAATGTAAAGTAGGCCTAATACCGCGCCAACTATCAATAACTTTTTTAACATTGTCATCATTGGGGGAAATATATTCTCCTTCACGAATCCAATTGTGATGTATGTCCATGACCGTAGGTACGAGGTCAGATAATGATAAGCAGTCTGTAAGTCCATGTGTGTATTCCTCATTTTCTAGTGTTAGTGTGTTTCTCGCTTCTGGCGACAATCTGTTGTACACATCCCTAATGCCTTGTGGGCCTTTACGTCCTGAAATGTGTACGTTTACTTTGAAGTCTTGAAATGTTTTGCCATAGCCCATCCATCGAACCATGTCACAATGATATTCAAATTCTTCTATACTCTTATTTACTACCTCGTCACGGTCGCTTGCTAAAACCACAAACTGATCTGGGTGAAATGATAGGCGAACATCATTAGCACGTGCTGTTTCACCGATGGGTGCAAACCAACGTGCCAAACTGTTCTGTACATCAGTACTTTGCCAAAAGTATTTGTACTCATCCATGGTATAGAAACTAAGCATATCACTAGTAAGACGAACCATACGCAATTGTGGTTCTAGTGTAGCAACACGTTTAACAAGATTGTGTGTATTCATAATATTGCGTTTAGCAACATCCATGATCTTTTCTTCTACTACACTACGATTATTACGCTTTGCCCAAGCATGAGTTGTACCGCCTGTGTTAAAACCTTCGGCTGAAATAATCTCACCCTTCTTGTTGATTTCTGCCCATTTGCAAGCAAAACCGATGCGTTTGATAGATTGATTTGTCAAAGTAATAGTCCAAAGTGATAAATAATAGATATAGTGTAGCATACCTACGCAATAAAGTCAACTATTTAGGATACCA